ACAAACCTAAGAACACAATTTACAACGCTTGTTGGCCAAATTAATAATGCTACAGGCGCTTTTTCAATGATAGCTAGTGCTGTTAATATTATTAGCCAAAACTTAGATGCTTTATTTATACCAGCCTTGGTGGCTGTAATGGCTATAATTCCAAAACTGATTACTGGCCTAAAAACATTAATTGGTTTAGCAATGGCTAATCCATTTACACTTGTTCTTGTAGGTTTAACAGCACTAGCAACCGCAATGTATATATTTAGAGATCAGCTTAATGATCTTTTTCAAGAGTTTATACAAAAAACCTTACCAACAGCAGTTGAAAAAACTAAAATATTTTTTAACGAAGCGTTTTTAGCTTTTCAAGAAAAGTTTGTTATGCCTATAAAGCAAGGATTTACAAATTTTATTAATTTTATATTAGGTAAAGTAAATGTAGGTATAGCCAATATTAATAAACTAGTAGATAAACTACCAAAAAAAATAAAAGACAAATTAGGCGTAAGCAATATACCGCCAATAGATTTATTACCAGATGTTTCTAGTGAAAAAGTTACAGAATTAAAAGAAAAAATTGCTGGATATTATGCGGAAGTAGAAGACATAGCAAAAAAAGAAATTGATAAAAGCAACTTGCCTACAATTACGCAATACCTTTTTGGTGAAAATGTTGGAGCAGAGGGCGGAGAGGGTGCTGGCAAAACTACAAAGAAAATTACAGATTCAATAAAAACAAGTGTTGAAGATACAACACAGGTTGTAAAACAATTTGCAGATACTATAGATGGCAAACTAACAAGTGCTTTCCAGGACTTTTTTGATTCAACAAGCAAAGGGTTTTTAGACTTTAAAAACTTAGTTACTAATGTTGCAAATGCTGTAATAAAAGAATTAATAAACATATACATAGTTCAAAAATTAGTTGGGATGGTCAAAAGTGTTATATCTCCAGAAAAAGAAGTTACAGCTGAGGCAAATAATGCTTTAGGCGGTTTTGTTAAAAAGGGTCACACATACCTAGTTGGAGAGTCAGGCAGAGAATTATTTACACCAAGTGAAAATGGAAATATTACCAGCAATCAAGATCTTGAGCGTAAGAACAATACACAAACCAGTCCAGTTATTAACTTAAATATATCCGCTAATGACTCTGCTGGTTTTGATGATCTTTTAGTTAAAAGAAAAAATTTACTAGTTAGCATTATTTCTCAAGCAATGAATCAAAAAGGCAATGCAGGTTTAGCTTAATGAGTTTTCCAACAACAAAAAATCCACAATCAATAAGCATTAGCTCAAATAGGCCTAATACTACTTTTTATACACTTTCTGGTAAAAGAAGTGTGAATCAATTTGCAGCTCAATATTATACGTTGTCTGTAAATATGCCTCCAATGAAACAAACAACTTACCAGGAGTACAAGGCCTTCTTAATTTCACAAAAAGGCAGTTTTAGTACATTTACATTTCAATATCCAGTAGATAATTTGGGTGTTGATAAGGACAAAACAACTGTAGCAACTACATCAACAAATGCTGTTGGAGCTACTAGCATTGCCTGTGATGGATTTACAGCATCAACCAATGATGTTTTAAAGGGTGGTGATTTTATTAAGTTCAATGGCCATACAAAGGTTTATATGGTCACTGGTGACATAAACAGCAACAGTTCTGGTGCTTCTAGTGTATCTATTGAACCACCATTACAAACAGCAACCGCAAACAATGAGTCTATAACTGTTAATAAGCCATTATTTACAGTAGCTTTATCATCGGACGATGTGCTTACATCAACTGATGCAAGTAATTTTTATAGCCTAAGTTTTGATATAAGAGAGGTTTTATAGTGGCTAGAAATTTGCCCTCAAACATAGTTACACAAATTAATGGATCAAATATTAGACTTGCTTATTTAGTCAAAATACAAACATCAACAAGCATACTTTTAACAGATCATTCAAAAAATATTACGTTTGATTCAGAAAATTATATTGCAGATGGTTCTTTATCAATGACAGATCAAATACAAGAAAATAGTGATTTAGAATATTCAGACATAGGTTTGCAGCTTTACAACACAACTAACAGCATTAAAAATATTTTTTTAACAAATGATTATGTAAATAAAAATGCAATTATATTTTGTGCATTTTTAGATCCTTCAGAAACCATAATAAATGCATTTGAATATTTTAAAGGCACAGTAGCAGCAGCCTCAGTTTCAGATACAACTAATGGAATAGTTGTTGATGTGCAATTAGCCAATCAATTTAAAAATTGGGATATTGTCAGAGGTAGAAAATACACAGACCAATCACAGCAAAATTTATACCCTGGTGATAAGGCCATGCAATTTGCCCACCTGGCTAAAAACGATATTAAATGGAGAGCATAAAAAATGGATTTATTCAGCGCATTAAAAATATTATTTTATGTTGGAAGTGGAGTTGCATCATATAAGTCTTACAAAAAAGCAAAAAAATTAGAAAAACAAGCCAATCAACTTTTAATACAAAAGTATGGGACTGGCGGAGGCATACCTGTTTCTTATGGAACTAGAAGGCTTGCAGGAACTGTTTTATATGCAAATACAATAAACAATAGAGAGCTATTTGTAGTCTATGCTATTTCAGTTGGAGAAATACACAGCATTAGTAATATTAAAATAGGTGGCAGGTCAGTTGCAGACACATCAGTTTTTGATCATTTTATACAAAGAAATTCTAATTACTTTGGGTCTACGCAGGCTGAAATAGATAGAATACTAGCAAACCAAGATCCACCAAATAAGCCTAGAATGGTTTTTAATTGCCATATGGGTGAAGCAGATCAGGTAGCAGATCCAATGTTAGTTGGCTGTGTTCCAGAGTGGACTTCTGCACATAGGCTAAAAGGTATTGCTTATATTGCTTGTAATTTTGATTACGATTCTGGTGGCGGTATGTTTACTGGCCTTCCAGAAATTACATGTGATGTCCAGGGCAAAAAAATATATGATCCAAGGTTGGATTCTACTGTAACAAATGGCTCTGGTAGCCAAAGAATTAACGATCCGTCTACTTTTGCATTTACAAACAATACACCATTAGTTCTATTAGATTATTTGACTAATTCAGAATATGGAAAATCATTACCAACATCAGCTATTGATATGCAGTCATTTATTACTGCTGCAAATAAAAACACCACACAACAAACCTTTACATATTCTGCAACGCTGCAAAGTTTAAGCTCTGATGGTGAAATGCGATTTAAAAAGACTGCTGCAAATTTAGCTGTTTATAATAAATTAAAAGTTGGCAATCCAATTACCATTAAAATTGGATCTACAACTTACGCGTCTGGAACTGTAGTTGGTAAAACTAGTAACAGTAGAGCTGATAGGCTAGAAGATGCATATGATGAAAATCATAGTGAATATCAAGAGCCTAGAGAAACATTATATGTAATACAGTTAAGTAGCGGAGCTGTAACAACTGCAATTGCCTTTAATCCAACTGCTGTTAGCATTGATATAACATCCACGCAAGATAGGTTTCCTTTTAATGGGGTCATAGATACTGAAGAGACTGTATTTGATAATACAAAAAAAATATTAGCAAATATGCGAGGTATTTTTAATTACATCAATGGCATATATTCTTTAAAAATTGAAGACTCTGAAGCTGTAGCATTATCAATTAATGATGATGATATCTTGGAATCTGGTATAAAAGTTTCTATTGAAAACAAAGAGGAAAAATTTAATATTGTAGAGGTTGAATTTGCTAACGCTCAAAAGGATTATGAATTAGATACAGCCACTTACAAACACGTCTCAGCAACTTCTGGCCAAGATTATAAATACGATGATGGTGGTGAAGAGCTAAAACTTACAATTGAGATGCCATTTATTACTAATTATAATATTGTGTATCAAAACGCTAAGGCTGTTTTATTAAGATCAAGAAATAATAAAACTATTTCATTTACAGGCACGCACAAACTACTATATGTCAAAGTTGGAGAGCTTATATCAGTAACTAATTCAAGAGTTGCAATGTCAGCAGAGCAATACAGAATTACCAAAATGACTATAAATAATGATTTAACTGTAAGTGTTAATGCAGTCATTTATCAATCAAACATTTATGGCTATGTTACACCCCCAGATGAAAATATAGAAATCCCCGGGGACATGGTTGATTCGTTTAAAAGCGACACCCCAACTAACCTTAATTTTGTAGATAAAGACCCAACAACAGGAGTACAGCCTTACTTAACCTGGACAAACCCAACTACATATCCAGCATATGAATTTAGAGTTATTGTTAAAGATTCTAATGACAATGTTAAATATGATGGTAGAACTAAAAACAATTTTTTTAATTTAACAGGCTTAGAGGTTGATAACGGATATACGGCTGAAGTTAGATCATTAAATACTAATTATGTTGAATCACAGGCTGCTACATATAATTTTAATAATTCAGTACCACCAGTGCAAAATGATGATTTGGGAAGTGGATCTGTTACTGATTCTAAAGTTGCAGACATATCAGCAGATAAAATCGATACAGGTGTTCTTAATTTAGGGTCTGAGCCAGGTATGGCTGTAAGACAAACTAAAACTGGTTATACCTCTACAGCTACAGGTTTTTGGTTGGGTAATGATGGGGGTACACCTAAATTTAACATAGGCACTAGCACTAACTATTTACAGTTTGATGGTTCTAATTTACAAATTTCAGGAAATATATCAGCAACCACAGGTACTATTGGCGGCTTTGCTGTTGGTGTTAATTATTTAAGAGCAGGAACAGGCACTTCAAGAATATCTTTATCAACAGTAGATGGTATACATCTAGGAGATAATACTTTTGCTAATGCACCATTTAAAGTTGAATTAGATGGTTCTTTAACTGCTACAAGTGCAAACGTAACAGGCTCTATTACCGCCACTTCTTTAAATGTTACCAATGCAACTGTTACAGGAACGCTAGATGCAAGTGTGATTACAGTAAATGGAGAGGTTTTATCTACATTGGTTGCCTATGGCAGCGTGCCAGATCAAACTGGAAATTGGACTAAATTTACAGATCAGGTGGCTTTTATAAACAATGTAGATTTTGAAGACGCTGTTGTTTTTAATGAAACCGCAGGCTTTTTTGAACCTACAACTTTTGGTGATAATATTGATCTACAGGGTGAGCTTAAAGTTAATGGTGCTATAGAAGTAGTATCAAACACACCTTCTACTACAACAAACAAACTTTATAATTCTAGTGGCTCTTTATACTGGAATGGTCAAGCACTAGGAACTGGTACTGGTGATATTACAGCAGTAGTAGCAGGTACTAACTTAAATGGTGGTGGTACTTCAGGTTCAGTTACTTTAAATCTTGATTCTACCATTACAGGTAATCACACCTTTTCTAACAACCTAATTATCGGTGGTGACTTAACAGTTCAAGGCACTACAACAACTGTAAACACAGATGATCTAAACGTAAAAGACAAAAACATTACCCTCAACTATTCAACGGGTGATTCATCAGCTTCAGCTAATGGTGCAGGTATTACCATTCAAGATGCTGTAAGTGCTACCCAAGATGCTACGTTAACTTGGAACACAAGTAGTGATAGATTTAACTTTTCTCATGGTTTAGATTTTCCTGATTCTACTTTATTAGCATTTGGAGATGGCGATGATCTAAGAATACTACACAACGGAACAAACTCTGTGTTTTCAAACTACACAGGAAATCTTGATTTTAAAAACTTTGCAGATGATACGGATATAAGGTTTTGGTCTGATGATGGTGCAGGCAACACTGCTATATATTTTAGATTAGATGGCAGCCAAGCAACTGCAAGTCAGTTGATTACAAGATGGGATGATAATAGCCGTATAGCACTAGGTAGCACTAATGACTTGCAGCTTTACCATGATGGCAGTCATAGCTTTATTAGAGATGGCGGAACTGGTCATTTAAAAATACAAGCTACAAACCTTAAGTTACAAGATGAAAGTGGCAACAACTATATAGACATGATTGATGGTAGTTATGTTCGCCTAATGCATAACGCAAATACCAAGCTAGAAACAACCTTAACAGGCATAGACGTAACAGGAACAGTTACAAGTGATGGTTTGACTGTTGATGGTGCTGCACAAATAAATGGCACAAGTGCAGGACAATTAACTTTAGATGCTACAGGTCAATATAATCAAA